ACTTTTTTTAATTTCATTATATAAAATAACTACTATACAAAATAAATTGATATAGACGAGTATAGTCGATAGCCTAAAAACTATATCAATGTAATTAGGAGGATAAAACTATGGCAACAACTACATTTCAAGGTGTCGTTAGATCAAATGGCGGTGCTGGAAAAGGTAACTCAACACCAAGTGTTGTAACAATGTCTGAAGTAATCTCTTTTAACGCTGCAGGTTCAAACGTAGCAGTTAGAATTGGTACATCAGCAACAGCAGGTAATACTTTTAAATTACCTATCGGAGCAGTTCCAATTGCATTTTCAGTAGTAGCAGCATCAACAGGTGCAGGTTCTACTTGTGATATTGGATCATCAGCTGACCCAGATGGTTTCTTTAATGAAATCGCATCAGTAACTAAAGGAACTCTTAAAGGAGCAGATGGTGCTTTAGTAGTAGCAGGTGGAATTACAGCTATTACTGAAGTTACAGCTTCAGCTGGAGCAACTGCAGGAACTGGAACTGTTACAGGTGTATTTACTTACACAGTAGCTGACTCTGGCGCAGAGAGTAACTAATAAATAATTTGTTGTGGGCCTTCGGGCCCACATAAATTTAACGGAGATTAAAATATGAAATCAGATGTAAAAGCAATAAGACAAACTGTTGGAAGTACTGGAGTTATTTTTGCTGGAAGAACAAGATTAAGAGGTATTATTATTGAATCAACTGATGCTGCAACAGCAGGTTCAGTTGTATTACAAGATAACACTGATAGTACAACTTTATTTTCTGCAGGTGTTCCAGCAGGAGATGTTTTTTCATTTAACATGCCTGAAGATGGAATCTTGTTTCCAGGTGGAATGAAAAGTTCAACTTTAACACTAGCGAATTTAACTGTATTAATAGACAAGTAGGAGGTCTAAATGGCTAATACTACTTCAGGTACAACTACTTTTGAAAAAGGTTTTTCTATATCCGATATTATAGAAGAGTCTTATGAAAGAATTGGTATTCAAGGTGTATCTGGTTATCAATTAAAAGGTGCAAGACGTTCTTTAAATATTATGTTTCAAGAATGGGCTAATAGAGGTTTGCATTATTGGGAAGTTGGTAATAATTCAATTACATTAGTTAATGGTCAATCAGTTTATACTATGTATCGATCAACTGGTGATGGTACATCCGATGCAAATGCGATTTACGGTGTTGATGATATATTAGAAGCATCTTATAGAAATTCATCAAGTGTAGATACTCCGCTTACAAAAATTAATAGATCAACTTATCAAGCACTATCTAATAAAACTTCTACAGGTCAACCTAGTCAATATTTTGTTCAAAGATTTATAGATAAAATTACAGTTACTTTATATTTAACACCTGGTTCAAGTGAAGCCGGAAACTTTATTAATTACTACTATGTAAAAAGAATCCAGGATGCCGGAGCCTATACGAACGATGTTGATGTTCCATATCGATTTGTACCTTGTATGATTGCTGGTCTTGCTTATTATTTATCCGTTAAGTTTGCACCAGAAAGAGTACAGATGTTAAAAATGTTATATGAAGATGAACTCAATAGAGCTTTAACTGAAGATGGTTCTTCATCAAGTTCTTTTATAACCCCAAAAACTTATTATCCAAATGTCTAAATTATCTAGAGGAAAATATGCACAAGCAATATCAGATCGATCTGGAATGGCATTTCCTTATAATGAGATGGTTAAAGAATGGAATGGTTCCCTGGTGCATGTTTCCGAATTCGAGGCTAAACAGCCACAGTTAGAACCAACAAGATTTACCGGTGATCCACAAGGATTGATGAATGCAAGACCGGCAAGAGTAGAGCCTGCTACAGAAAATTTATTACCCAGTAATCCATTTATTATTACATCAGGAAGTACCACTGTCACGGTTCAGGAACCAGAGCATGGTAGAAGTACATCCGATACTGTTGTATTTAGAAACGTAGATGGTTCACCAGGAGGTGTTGCATATACAGTGTTTGAAAATGCATCAGGTTATGTTATAACAAAAATTAATAATGATAAATATTCATTTACATTAGGTGCGACTCCTAATGTGACAGAAAACGGAGGAGGCATGACAGTGACCGCTGGTCCAGTCACATTGACACCATAATGGCATATACATTTTCAAATTTAAAAACTGATATTAGAAATTATACTGAAGTTGATAGTAATGTTTTATCGGATTCAGTATTAACTACGATTGTTAAAAACGCTGAAAACAGAATTTATAGAGACGCTGATTCTGATGATAATCGATTTTATGCTACATCGAATCTACAAGCTGGAAATAGATATGTAACTATTCCATCTGATTTAAGAGTTATTCGATATGCACAATTAACGGATGCATCTGGTAATCAAGTATTTTTAGAAAAAAGAGACACTTCTTTCATGGCAGAATATTATAATACACCAGGAACACAAGCAGGATTACCTAAATATTATGGTAACTGGGACGCAAATTACTGGGTTGTGGCTCCTACACCAGATAACACTTACTTAATTACATTGGCTTATATCAAACAGCCGGATACAATTACAGCTTCTGATGCTACAACAACTTACGTAAGTAATAAATATCAGGATTTACTTTTGTATGGAAGTCTGGTAGAAGCATATGGATACTTGAAAGGTCCTGGAGATATGTTACAATACTACGAAGGATCTTATCAAAGAGCTTTACAAACGTACGCGGTCGAACAACAAGGTCGTAGACGCCGAGACGAATGGCAAGATGGTGCCCTTCGTACTCCACTTAAATCTGAATCACCATCAAAATACTAAGGAGAAAATAAATGGCTAATATAGTACCTGACTCTTTTAAAACAGACCTACTTGGTGGAGTGTTTGATTTTGATTCTGGTGGATCAACTTTCAAACTTGCTTTATACACATCAATAGCTAGTTTCAGTACTGCCACAACAGCGTATACAACTACTAACGAAGTTTCTTCGTCTGGTACAAACTACACTGCAGGTGGAAATACTTTAACTAATAATGGTGTAGCAATATCAAGTAACATTGCATACGTTGACTTTGCAGATTTGACTTTCTCATCTGTAACGTTATCAGCAGTGGGTGCTCTGATTTATAAAGGAACTTCTAATGAAGCAGTGTTAGTTTTAGATTTCGGCGGAACAAAAACAGCGACTAACGGAGATTTCGTTATTCAGTTTCCAACTGCTGACTCTTCTAATGCAATCATTAGACTTGGCGACGCATAATAATTTGGAGTAGAAATGGCTTTTGTACTTAACGATAGAGTTAAAGAGACTAGTACAACTACTGGAACTGGAACTTTTGATTTAGCTGGTGCTGAAACTGGTTTTGAAAGTTTTGTATCTGGTGTTGGTAATGGTAATATAACTTACTATGCTATCTCTAATGACGGAACAAATGAATTTGAAGTAGGGATCGGTACGGTTACTGATGCCACTCCGGATACTTTATCTAGAGATACAATTATTTCTTCATCTAATTCTGATGCATTAGTAAATTTTTCTGCAGGTACAAAAACTGTATTCTGTACTTTACCTGCATCAAGAACACCGTCAGCAGGTATGACTGCACAAACTTTTGTAAATACTCACAGTCAAACTATTTCAGATGATCAAACAGTAGACTCTGGAGTATTAGCAGGACCAGTTAGTATAACTGGCACACAAACTGTAACAGGAACATTGGTAATTATATAATGAGTAAATTAGAAGTCGATACTATAGCACCTCAATCAGGTACAACAATAACTGTTGGAGAATCAGGGGATACTGTTACAATTCCTACAGGTGTAACTTTAGATGCATCAAATGCTACAACTACTTTACCCGCTAATGTTGTTACAACAGATGGAACACAGACTTTAACAAATAAATCAATTGCAGCGACTCAATTAACTGGAACGATTACACCATCTGATGGAACAGTTACTAATGCTAAAGTAAATGCTTCAGCAGCTATTGATTATTCTAAACTAAATTTAACTGGAAATATTGTATTAGCTGACTTATCTGCAACAGGAACTAAAGATGCTACAACTTTTTTAAGAGGAGATAATACTTTTGCTGAACCTGGTGGTGGCTCTTGGATATTATTAAATACACAAACTGTTACTGGAACTCCATCAAGTATAGAAAGTGGTGCAGTTTTTTCTTCGACATACGATAGTTATGTTATTGTAATTAGACGAATTAATTTTACTTCTCCTGGTGGATTTTATATGTATCTTGGTACATCTGGTAGTTATACAACAAGTGGATATAGATGGGGTGGTTCTGGTGTAAGAGGTGGAACAAGTTTAGTTACAGGTGATAGTAATGCACCAGAAATATCATTATTAGGTGGTACAGGTAGTTCTTACCATGTTAATAGTACTCAAGATTGTTTAAGTGGTGTTATTTGGGTTCACAATCCTTACAATTCTAACAGAACATCTATTCATGCAGAATTATCTTGGGAAAATGCAACTGATGTAGCTGCACATATTAATAATATTGGTGCTCATCCTGGTACAGATACATCATACGATAGATGGAAATTAACACCAAGCACAGGAAACTTTGAAGCCACAACAATTATTCAAACATTTGGAGTAATTAATGCCTAGATATAAACAAGTAAATAATGAATTAATTGAAATAACTGGAACTGAATTAGCAGAGTTAGAAGCTAAAGAACAAGCATGGATTGACGGTGCATTTAATAGAGCATTAAATGGATTAAGAGATAAAAGAAATAATCTTTTAGCAGAAACTGATTGGATGGCTAACTCAGATGTAACTATGAGTGATGCTATGAAAATTTATAGACAACAATTAAGAGATATAACAAACGGATTAACTACAGTTGAACAAGTTAGTAATATAACATGGCCAACTAAACCATAATTATGAGTGAAGTAAAAGTAAATAAAATATCCCCTAGAACAGGAACCACGTTTACTGTTGGAGATGCCGGAGACACAATTACTACTGCAGGAAACATTTCTGCAAATGCAGTCTCGGCAACTTCTTTAACAGTTAATGGTCAATCGGTTGCTGCTTTACAAAATCCAACTTTCACATCTATTTCACCAGATACCA